GTTTCGTTCTCTACAAATTTCCATACCAGTGTAAGATCTGAAAGCGTAATCTGAACCTATGAATCTTTTATTGATATTCGCGGTTGATAAAAAATTCACTAGATCTAACTCCGTGTCATACGGAAAGATATCGTTGACAGCATTCAGAGCGCCTAGCTGAATGTGTCTTTCTAAAGTAGACTGCACGGGTTTGTTCTTTTCCGGACGATCAATAGTTGGGTCAGTATGCAACCCAACAACCAAATAGTCACATTGTTTCGCGGCACTATTCAAAAGATGAACGTGACCGGGATGTAGTAGGTCAAATGCGCCGCAAGTGAATCCTACTACCATCAGTTAGTTTCCATAGTAGCCTGACGCTTCAGGAAAGCTCGACGTAGAGACTTCGCGTCAAAATACTTCACAATCAAATCTTCTACGATACGTTCGTCGAATGTCTTACAGCTGAACACATCGAGGTAAATCTCTCGATCCTGATTAGCGAAATGCGCGCAGATATTGCTAGTTTCAATCAGCTGAACAAGGCTGTAGCCTTCCTTGTTACCAGTACCGAATTTAACAATCTGTGGTTCGCCATACGCAACCATGTCAATATCATTGACAAGCTGCTTATTGAAATTGTAGATATTGTCATAGCTGGTCATCTTCTCGATGTCACAACCAGCGGCATCCACGATAGCGTGATAACCCCAGTAACGTTCACTCATTCCATTCATTCCTTCTAGTAAGCACCCTTGACTTCACAGTAAAAGACGGAATCAATTCGGAAAGAACGCCAACCGTTCTCGCCCAGATCCCAGACTGCGATAACGTCGGGATTTTCTTTATGGAAAGTCTTCTCTTCAGTTTGCTCTTCAAGATTACGCTGGTAGCTCTCCGGCAACATATGTTTCTGAAGAGTGCAGCGCATGATGCGATTCTCTCCATTAGCCTTTGTGAAATGAACTTCAAGCACTTGGCTACGAAGATCCTTCAGTAAGGTGTCACGCTGGTACATAATATAGCTCCTAACCGTTCAATTGAATCTGAGAATCATTTATAGAATTCAGATGTTCCCTAAGCTGAGTATAACCCCCAATATACATACCGTCAAGCACTATTATTGGAAAAGACTTAGCTTCCGGGAACTTTTCTAGGATTTGTTCTCTTGAGAAATGTCTACCAAGTTTATGTTCGCTGTAAAGAATTTGTTTGTCCCATAGAGCAATCTTAGCCCTCTGACAATATGGACAATCTTCTTTCGTATATAGCTCGACGAACATCAGCTGATTGTTTCCATAGCAGCCGCGCGAAGAGTAGTATATACAGCGTCTCCGTCGCTCAGACTCCGAAAGTAATTCGAATATTTGTCAACAGCTTGTGATTCGTCGTTCGCTTGAACTAGGCGAAACTGTTTCGCTACAACCGAACCTCTACCAGCCTGCCGAGGAGACATTTGAACTTCACCTTCAACAAGATAAAGTTTTGTTTGTCCTTTCGAAACCGCAGCCCGATGAACTTCAGCTGTTAGAATCGGGCTTGGTAGTGGTTCTGTTGGATGATCCGACAACTTCATACTCGGTGGCGATAAAGTCCAGGCTGGTTGTTCTATCCTTACGACTGCCTGTTCCATAGTCTGATACGAGCTATCAAACATTCCATCATCTCGTTCGTAATCGAACTCTACAGGTTCAGCAGGTTGATTAACGGTAGTCTTGTTCTTTGAACCCTTGGGTCTTGGCATAATCTTCTCCTTAATAAAATTCAACAATTTCATCTGCGATTCCATATTTCACAGCTTCTTGGGCACTCATCCAGACATCTTCTGGAGGCAAGAGGTGCTTTTTGACCTCTTTTTCACTCAACCCTGTGCACTTTATATAGTGGTCGAGCAAACGTCTGGAAGTTTGACTTATCTCTTTGGACCTCGCCAACAGCTCGTGCTCTTTACCAAAAGAGAACCAGGAGAACTGATGGCTGAGTATGCTCGTGTTTTCAGTTATGTAACGGTGACCTTTTTTACCGGCGATGAACGCCAGAAGCCCACAGCTTGATATCTCACCGAGACCGTAAGTATAAATCGGTACACGAGAGCCTTTCATTACATCAATCAGGCTGAAAGCTGCGGATAATTCCCCACCAGGGGAGTTGAAAATGATCTTCATGAACTTCGGTGGGGTCTTCATCAAGTTACGTTCGATGATGAACTTGATCGCGTTAGAAGTAGTTTCATTAGTGAAATCTTGATGGAACAAATAATAATTGTGATCCTCAAGAGTCTTCTTTTCGTCTTTCGTCATACGATCCTCGCTGATTACATTATCTCAACTCGCAGAACCATTATTCCGGTGCGCTCGAACCCGAGAGCTCTAGCAGAACCAAGAGAAAGATCGAACTCTCTACCTCTTATATATGGTCCTCTGTCATTCACTCTAACTGTTACACTTCGCCCATTATCGGGATTAGTGAATCTCACAATTGTGCCGAATGGTAGAGAGCGATGAGCGACAGTTAAACCCATAGGGTTGTATCGTTCGCCGTTAGCAGTTACTCTACCATGTCTATACCAAGATGCTTTTGCGTTGTACCTTCGTACGATGCGTCGTTCCTTGGCGGCAGCGTTGTTGTCGCTTACCTCTTGAATATGAGCGTTATTAGTTTCAACTGCAGCAACCTCTTGGGTCACTGCTGCGTCAGCTTGTGGGCTGACAACACGTTCCTCTGTCAAAATGTTATCACGTGCAATATTGTTATTTTGTGCTGCGTCAGAGACGCAAAATAGTAAAACGCTCAAACTCAAAAGCGCGACTAGTGTGCGCTTTATCAAAGTTTGATCTCCTAATTCTTGTTAACGGGTCGTGAAACCCATTCCCGCAGTATGCGGTCGCGAAAGCATTTGGTATTTATGCTGCCGCCAGACCCTTGTAACGATCCGCAGCAATACTAGCTGCAAACGCAAAAGGTTTAACCTTCGGCTCGATGTTACAAGTGCCTATGATGTAACCGATTGCTTGAGTAACGACGCATGAAGAGCCGTAACGTTCATCGGGGTTGATATCAAGGTGAAGCTCGCAGAATCTGTCTCCAATCGCTTCCTGGAGTTTGTAATACAGTTCCTGAACCTTGTATGCTTCGTTCATCAACCTAAGTGCTGGTCTGTTTACCTTACGATCGTAATCTAGCTCTCTGGTTACTTCGCCAAAGATCTTACAACCGTGTTTGCCATCGATATGAACAACAACGACCGTAGCATAATCAGCATACCACTTTCCCTTGAGCTTGAATCGTTCGGAATCAGAGCCGATGTAGATCTTCGATGTTGGTGAGCAGGTTTCGATATAAGCTATTACTTCGTTCATGTTCATATTCATGACACTACTTCTTTCTATTATTTTGCTGCTATCCCAGTAACCTTATTATACTAGATTCCTGGGAGAAGTCAAGCTTTTTTACATGCGATCTGTGAATCTTACACATGATCCAGTCGTTGTAATACTTATCAGTTTCGAGAACTGAGCATTCGAACTGGAATTTTGCTTCGTAGTAATTACATTCACTTTTACTCTTACAAAACATTAGAATCTCTCGAGAGAACTTGTCTTCACCTAGAGCTTCAACATCGGCTATGAGAGTTTTGTTCGAACCCCAATACTTCTTCCAGTCTGATTCGACAAGGATCTTTTTCTTTTTACCCTTGACTATCTTACTCCTTCTGAACTTCAGAAGCTTCTTACCGATGTATTTCTTGTTATCAATCAAGTTAGTAATGCAGTAGACGAAACCGACGTAATCATCTAGAACAGTTTCATCTACAGGCTGCGATTCGAAAATCCATGACATAGAGGGGCATCCTTTTAACCCCTCTACTTATATCAAAACATTTCACGCCCACCGTCTGGCCAATCGTTTTCTTCGTCTTCGTCGTTTTCGTCGAATTCAATCAAACCCATTTCTTTGAAGACTTCTTTCAACACCGGATCCGAGCTGTCACATTCGTCTAAGGTGTCGCAGTCATGGTCCGCAAATATCCCAAGAATATTTGAATAGAGTAGTCTACGATCTTCAGGATCGTCTACAATGTTTAAAATGATTTCCGCAATTTCGTCAAAAATCTTCGATCCTGAACTCCAACCCATTATAATGTCATCCCTTTAAATGTTTCTGTTGATACGTCTTTCTTCACGCCGCCGACAATGTAAGATGTGATCTGAGTCTCCTGCGGCGCGACTTGAACCTCACCTCCGCTGATCCACTTTTGTGTCCAGGGCAGAGGATTTGATCCAGTGTTATATAGTACAGGCAAACCTACAGCCTGCATACGACGATTTGTAATCCACTCAACGTAATCACAAAGAAGCTGTTTATTCAAACCGATCATTGAACCATTCTTGAAAAGATATTCAGCCCAAGCTTTCTCCTGCTCGGCAGCGGACTCGAACATCGCTACGCAATCATCACGAGTCTCTTCTTTAATCAACGCAAAATCGGGATCATCCTGAGGAAGAACCTTGAGCAGCTGCTGAGTTCCTGCTAGATGAAGGTTCTCATCACGAGCAATCAACTTGATGATCTTCGCGTTGCCTTCCATCTTCTTCAATTCAGCAAATGCCCAGGAACAGGCAAAGCTTACGTAGAAACGAATTCCTTCAAGGATATTTACTGATGTAAGAGCCATCCAGAGCGCACGTTTGTGATGATAAGGCGATGGGGTGTTATGAGCATGCCAATTCAATGCCGCACGTTGATTCAGATCAATCAGATCGTCATAATACAAGCTGATATCCTTGGCGCAATCAACTATCTCCTGCATGTCAAGGATATCGTCAAGAACCTTAGATGGATCGCTATAGACATTACGGATGATGTGAGTGTACGAACGTGAATGAACAGATTCGCTGAACGTCCAGGCGATGATCCAGTTCTCTAGTTCCGGAAGCGAAGCAATAGGGCTGAAAGCTGCCGTTGGCGCGCGACCCTGAACCGAATCAAGAAGAATCTGTCGCTTCAGGTTGCTGGTGAAGATGTGTTGCTCGTTCTTCGTCAAGTCACGAAAATCTTTGGTATCGCGAGTCAGGTCAACTTCTTCCGGAACCCAAAAGAATCCCATCTGCTGCCGAGTCAGCTTCTCTAAGAACGGATACTTCTGCTTATCAAATCTAGCAATGGTCGGAGCATTATCAAAAAACGCTCTAGCCTTCAGGTGATCTTTCTTGTTGCTAGAATCGAATACGTTGTAAGTCATTTTTTTTATTTTCTTCCGATTGTAATGTTTTTGTCTGCTTTTATATCTTTGTTCGACCAAGTCCAACATTCACCGGTTTCGTTCTGAAAACAAACCCACATCAAATCGTGTTCAATTCCATAATCAATCAAAACATGAGCCAGTCCCTTGCCGAGAGGTGTTACTATTGGCAAGGGTGGATTTAGCTGTATTAGATTTTGCATGCGTCACAATCCTCTTCAACAATAACTCCAGACACAGGTTTTGGAGTTTCAATGTGTTCGCCAGCGCCGTCAGCAGTATTGAAGTAGTAAAGCTGCTTTCCGCCATAACGATAGAACATCACGATATGTTTGACCAGTTCGGACATAGGAATCTGCTCTTCATCATAGAACTTTGGATTGTATGAAGTGTTGACAGAGATACCTTGGTCGATAAACTTCTGAAGCACTGCACAAATCTTCAAGTAGCCTTCCGGAGACTTTTGATCCCAGAGCAGGTCATACTTATTCTTCAGCTTTCGGACCTCGGGAACGACTTGTTTCAAGACGCCATCCTTAGATTGCTTGACCGAAACAAGTGAACGCGGAGGCTCGATACCATTGGTTGAATTGCTAACCTGCGCAGAAGTTTCGGCAGGCATCAAAGCCATAAGCGTCGAGTTACGGATACCATTCTCGCTAACCATTTCGCGAAGCAGGTTCCAATCCATATTATAAACCGGATGGACTAGTTCGTCAACTTCTTTTTTGTAAGTGTCAATAGGAAACTGACCGTAATGATAATGAGTTTCCTGAGACAGAGAACATTGCCCACGCTCTCGCGCGAGCTCGAGAGATGCCTTGATCAGATAATAAGACCAGGCTTCCGCATACTGATGGATCTTTTGAAGACCTTCCTGAGTTATATACTGATAGCTAAGGTCGTTACGAGCAAGCCAGTAAGCAAAATTGACAATACCAACTCCAAGCGGTCTTCTCGACATTGTAGATCTTTTTGCTGCCGCGACCGGATAATCCTGATAATCGAGGAGCTCGTCCAATGCACGGACGATAAGAGAGCAAGGACGTTCAAAATCACTAGGATCACGAATCTTTCCCCAATTGATGGCAGCTAGTGTGCATAAAGATATCTCTCCGTTTTCATCATCAAGGTTATTTAGAGGCTTGGTCGGAAGATCGATCTCACAGCAAAGATTTGACTGCTTGATTGGTGCCTTGAACTTATCAAAAGCACCGTGATCATTCGCGTGATCAACGTTCATCAGATAGATACGTCCAGTATCTTTTCTCTCTTGAACAAAAGCTGAGAACAGATCAATCGCCGCTACGGTCTTTTTCCTGATATTCGGGTTGTTCTCTGCTTCAACGTAGAGTTCGCGGAAACGATCGTTATCAACAAAGAATGTGTCGTAAAGATCAGGAACATCATTAGGACTGAACAGAGTGATGTTTCCACCAGTCAGAAGTCGCTCATACATCACCTTGTTGAACTGAATGCCGTAATCAAGATTACGTATACGGTTTTCTTCGGTTCCCTTGTTGTTCTTCAAAACAAGCAGGTCTTCAACCTCTAGATGCCATACAGGATAATAGAGGGTTGCCGCTCCACCACGTACACCGCCCTGTGAACATGACTTGACTGCTGCTTGGAAAAGCTTGTAGAAAGGAATGACCCCAGTATGAGAAGCATCGCCGTTCCGAATAGCGCTCCCAATAGCACGAATCCTACCTGCGCCAATACCGATGCCGGCTTTCTGCGAGACATACTTGACAATCGAGCTCGTTGTTGCATTGATTGAATCTAACGAATCATCTGTTTCAATTAGTACACAAGAAGAAAATTGGCGCTGGGGTGTGCGTAGACCAGCCATGATAGGTGTAGGCAGGGAAATCTCGAACGTAGATACTGCATCGTAAAATTCCTTTACGTATTTCAAACGGGTTTCTTTAGGATATCGACGAAAAAGAGTCATCGCGATAAGCATGATTGCCATCTGTGGAGTTTCATAGAACTCACTAGTGACGCGATTCTTTACAAGGTACTTACCACGAAATTGCTCCATACCAGCATAGACGATGTGGAAATCGCGATCATGGTTGATTTGCTTATTGAGCCAATGTAGATCATCTACTGTGTAGAAGTCCAGGATTTCCTTATCGTAATAGCCTTTATGCATTACATTTTCAACATGTATGCCAAAATGAATTGGATCTGGTTGACCGTACACTTCCTTGCGTAGATTGTAGTTGATCAAACGAGATGCAACATACTGATAGTTTGGATACTCTTCTGAAATCAATTCAGAAGCTGCCTTGATCAGAGTCTCATGAATATCTGTAGATTTGATCTTGTCGTAGAACTGAACTCGAGACTTCAATTCAATTTCGCTAGCGGAAACATTGTTTAGACCATCACAAGCCCAAGCCACGACGCGATGGAACTTGTTTAGATCTAATGGCTCAAGCTTACCGTCTCTTTTTGTTACTCTGATCATGTATTATTATCTTTCTGTTAGAAACTTGAAAAGAAAAGTCAGCTCATTCCAAGCGGACTCAGCTACTTCTCTATGCTCCTTCTGTGTGCCATTTTCCATACGCAGCTCGCAATAATGAATCCAGGAACGAAGAGTGCCGTTCATATACATACGAGAACGGGTCAAACCTTCGGGGAGTACTGCTCGGGCTTGTTCTTTAGCAATACCGTTTTCGATTGCCCATTCGTATGCATATCTAGCCATTATAATAATGTCTTCTTGCAAATGATCCCAGTTGTTTTTCAACTCGCTGTTATCAGTTTCAATACTATTCTGTCGATTTTTAGTGTCCTGAAGTCTTGCTTCTCGAGTTACGAACCCAAGATCCTTTGTAGGATCAGCATACCGTTGTGAAAATTCTTGAAACGAGAATGAACGATGACGTAAAATCTGTCGAGCAATGTCACGAGTGGTATCTATCTCCATAACGACGTTAACCATCTCGAAAATCGAGAAGTGTTTGTTTCTAATACAATATCTGAGCAGCTTTTCCGAGGTCTCTGTATTCATCTGGTTAGATGGATTAGAGACTCGTGCCGCGTAGGCGATAAACTGATCTGCCGAACCAACACCTTCAATCAGAGGGTTGGTGATTGCGACTATCTTTGCTGTGTTCATTCAGGAAATACCCTCCATACTCTAGCCCAAGTGCGATGCATCTCATCTTCCTTTACAATCTCTTCAGCCAACTCTTTTGAATGTGTCGTGCAGACAACACACTTGAAATCTGATTGATCTTGAGTAATCGACCAATATTCTAGGACAACGTATTCAACTGCCCACTCAAGACCTTTCGGTGGTTTTTTGTAATAAACCAGACGACCCATTACACTTTACTCCACATGTTCAATGCCAGCTTGGCTCGCAGGTCATTGTACGTATGAGTGTCGATAATGTATCGAACAAAATCAGTACTGAGACCTGCCAAGATCATGTCATTCACATCCTTATGCTCAAGGTTAGATGGCCAGATACATACATTATACCCGTTAATGATAGCCTTGTCAAGCTTTTTCTTTGTGGTAACTGATCTTGGCTCGTTATCGTAAACAACAACCAGATTCTTCTTAGGAAGATCTTTCACTGTTGAAACAAGATCGCCACCAGCAGTAGCAATGCTGTTTGACACAAACATTGAATCAATCGGACCCTCGAATACGTATGTTTTCTTATTGAAGTCGACTGAGTCTAAACCATACACCTTGGGTATTGTTTCATCGTTAACAATAGTTATATAGCGCGTCTTGCTTTTACCACCAAGAGCTCGACCCTGAAATGCATGCATGTTCTTTTCTGTATCAAAGAACGGAATCATCAGCCTAGGTTCGTCATAGAGCAAAGAAACGTCATCAAACTTACCTGGAATGATCTCGTTCGCCCAAGTAAAGAACTTAGGACAAAAGAACATCTTTGCGTGATATGGATTGGGGATTTGACGGTTTGATACAAAAACTTTACAAGGATGATCAGCATTCAACTGACTTACCTTCTTCAAACTCTTCAGAGGACCAGACTTTAAAAATACTGGCTTCTTCATCTTCTCGATGAAATCTTCGAGATCTTTCTGCCGAGGAGACTTCTCATGTTTTAGTTTTTCAAGACTGAACTCAGAATACAGCTGGAAATCCAGGTTCTTTAGGAAGTTGTTGAAATTGTAAGTTATCTCACAATTATGACAATGAAACATTGTGTTACCTTTTTTGGTATACACATAGCCACGAGCTCTCTTCCTGTCTGTCTCAGAGTCGCCACAGAATGGGCAGGAAAAGCAGTAAAGTGTTGATGACTTACGCTTGTAGTTTCGAAGTCGATTTGATACTAAACCGATGTACTTTGTTTCTAACCAGTGCATTTCCCATATCCATCATCATCACATTACTGATTATACCGGAATTCTGGAAAAAAGCAAGCATTATTTTAGTGCAAAAACTTATTCAACAATATAGGAGCTGCCCAACTTACTACCGTAGCAGCGCCGACAGCCATCCACATTGTTTTTTGAATCGCTTCGATTTTGACGTTCTGTTCAATGTGCTGTTTTGTAGAGCTTTCGCGAAGCATATTTGTTTCTGTTCTAATCGTGCTGTAAACATCTTTCAAAATGTTATCAACTTCGGTTCTACGTTTGTCTATTGAAGCGGCAATGTTATCCGCGTTTTTTTCTTGCTGAATGATTCTGTGTTCGTGGACAGCGAGCATTTTCGAAAGATCGGATGCGACAACTGCTAATCTTGAGATTGCGTCATCGATTTTGTCTATACGGTCTTCTGACATTATTTTATCAACTTTCTTTTGAATAGTGGAAAAAGCTGGCGAAGTTTTTTTTTCTTCGGTTTACCAGGTGGTTCGCCTTCTTTACCAACACCAAGCGCAGCGTTACTACCACTTCCTACATTATTGAAAGCCGGAACCGATGCCGTATCCTCTTTAATTTTCTTATCCATTGTTAATTTTCCGTAATGCTGAAACTATAATGATGTCAAGCGGGATTCCATCAGTGTAGATTTTCTTGTGTTCGCCAACATTATTTATAACTTCAGGTAATGCATTGATCATAATCAAAAAGGGTTTAATGTGATGAAACTGTTTCTCAGCTTTTAGAAACAGAATCTTAGCAAGATGAACATTGAAACAATTGTGGAGAGTGATGACGTGATTGAGAATCAACCGCTCCTTCAACTCTCCAGTTTCTTTGTATCGCGTAATCAACTTCTTGATATACTTTATTCTGTCAAGATCTTCCATAAACTCGTCTGTAGACGTCATACCAGGATTGTCATACACTTTCGCGCAGTAAATCAAAAAGTTTTCATCAGTCAAATGTTCATTCATTATATTACTTTATCTGTTTACGTCGACATAAACGCCTGTATTTGCAGTAGTTGTACTAAAGAATTCCATTTTAATCATTTGACCCGAGACAGGAACTGGAGCGGTGCAAGCACCGGTAACCTGAGCACCAGTAACACCAGACAATGTAATCGCTTTGTTAGTTGTAGGTTTGACCCAAACTTGAACTCGTTTACCAACCGAATAGTTATTCATTGTAAACGTACTTGAGTTAGTTGGCTGAATCAACACTGTTTCATCGGTGGCAAAGTCGATTACAAGGGAGTTAACAGCCCCGGCATCACGTATGTCTTGCTTGGCATTTATCGTGATTGTTTGGTTTGTTGAGTTACTGGTCATTACAATACCAGTACCGTCGACAAATGTCATCGTATCCTGAAGAACTGTAGCATCAATTTCCGGATCAAAAGAACCGTCTTTGTGTTTAACTTTCTTGGCTTTATGAGTCTTTAGGTCAGCCCAATACATACCATCAGCACTATTAGCAACCAATACTTGACCATTTGCTCCACTCACACCATTAGCTAATATATTTTGAACGTTAATATTGGCTGAAAATGTTATAACATTACTGAACGTATGTGTATTTGTCCAAGTGTAAGAACCGGATGATCTGACATAAACGTTCGCAGCAACACCGCCAAGATAAGAAGCATTGTTTGAGCTCAGTGTCAGTACGTTAGCTGACAGACCTGCTGTAGTTTGATACAGAGCGGCAGCATTAGCTACTGCGTTTGAATATGCTGCAGCAGAGTTACCGCTAACCCAGGAAGCAATATTTGCCAATGTTCCCGAAGAGTTGCCTAGGTAACCAGCAGCATTCGAAGTAAGAACAGCGACGTTAGCCGATAGACCTGCAGTTGTTTGGTAGTTAGCTAGGTTTGCAGTGAAGTTTGCGCCTGTTACGTAAAAGGCAAGATTTGCAACTAGTTGAGCATTAGAAACAACATTAGCTGCCGGAAGTGTTCCAATAAAACTTGCTGCATTTGCGTTAAGAGTTGCAACGTTAGCCGATAGACCTGCAGTTGTTTGGTAGTTGGCTAGGTTACCACTAAGTTGTGTTGAGCTTACATAGCTGGAAAGATTACCACTCAACTGCGCGCTTGTTACGACGTTAGATGATGGTATTGAACCAATAAAATTGGCTGAGTTCGAAGTCAATGTTACAACGTTAGCGGCAAGACCAACCAGAGTTTGGTATGATGCTAGATTTGATTGTAGTTGACCGTTCGATACAACGTTGGCTGCAGCGACTGAACCAACAAACGAAGTGTTATTCGCGGTCAATGTAGCTACGTTAGCAGCAAGACCCGCAGTTGTTTGATAGGTTCCGGAGAAACTAGACACAGCATTCGAGTAAGCAGTTGCAGCATTACCACTGATCCAAGACGCAATATTTGCCAGTGTTCCTGAAGAGTTACCAAGATAACCAGCTGCATTTGCTGTCAGCAATGAAACATTAGCAGACAGACCTGCAGTTGTCTGGTAGTTGGCTAGATTGGCTGATAGTTGTGCATTTGATACAACATTGGCTGCAGCAATAGAACCAACAAAAGCAACGTTATTTGCAGTTCCGATAATCGTATTGGTTACAGTTATATTATCAATAAACCAACCGGAAGCATTAGCTGAGCCGATCTTATTATTTGCAGTAGTTCCACCAGCAAAGAACTTGATTTGTTTTGATACAGTTTGTGTGCCAATACCAAGATCGCCACCATTGATATACAGATAACCATCGTTTGGACCAGTGATACTAAAATCATTATTTGCGTAATTACTTGAGTTGATACCGAGGTCGATGTAGTTGTTTGAGTCTGTTCCAATATCATTTACGGCAACAAAATCTGCAGAAGCCTGGGTTCCGCTATTGTGATTTTTTTCAACAATCTGATTATAACTGTTGATATTGCAATCAGCCTGAACTGTAGCATTCGGAAAGTCATAGCCAGCATATGCTGCACCAGCATGAAGTTGGGCGGTGAAGTTACCGTTCGATGCTGAAACTGCATTGGCAGTTATATTCTGAGTAATAAGATTTGTATTACCGGTGGTCCAGGCATTATTTGATAGGTTATACAAAAAGCTTACGTAATAAGCAGAAGCTGTATTACCAAGAGTGAAACCACCAGTATCAATCTGAGCGCTGTTGGTTGAGTTATAAGCTAACTGGATTACAGCGTTGGAGATTGAAGCTGAGTTGGCGATTGTTGAGTTGCCAGTAACAACCAGATTCTGAACTGTGATTGTTTTGAACTGAACGTTTGAGGTCGTACCGATGTTTTGTGGAAGACTCAGTGTGATATTTTGACCGACATTGGCTACAAAAACTTGATTGGCAGTACCAGATACGCTCAGAACACCGGTTGAGTCGATACCAACAATACCGACGTTAGCAGACTGAGTTAGACCAGTTCCTACGTTGATTTTTGTTACGGCAGAAGTATTGCTGAATGCCGTATTCTGATATGTATTATCGGAGAATCTAACTCCAGCATTGGATGGTAATGTGATACCATTTGCTGTAACGGACATCGATAGTGTTTTTACACTATTTCCTGATGGAGCATTATAAAACTTAGTTGTAGAACCTTGAGTTCCGTCAGTGAAGTTATCAAGAGCAACAAACTCAATTGTTGTTGGGACTAGAGCGCCAACTGTAGCAAATTGAGTGGTGTCGTTTATGTAACCAGCACCTGCAATTCTGAACAATACATCGTTAGCTTGTGATGCAGTTGCTGCATTAGCAGTACCACGACCAGAACGACCGATTATTTGAACAGTTGTATTGCCAGGTCCAAAGTTATCTAATGTAACGCGAGTGGTCGTATTATCATTACCAGAGATATGAAACATACCCCCTGGATTACGGATAGGTTTGAAACTGCCATCACCAGATCCGATAATATTTAGAAGACCCACGTCTCCGGCTGGAACCGTAACTTGTGTGGCTATTGATACTCTACCATCTCGGGCAACGGTAAAAGAAGGATTGGTTCCAACGTTGGTTGAATAAACAACAATCGGTCTGTTGATAACAAGATTACCAGAAGCTGTATTTGAACCGATATAGAATGTAGCAGTCGTATTTGTAAGTTCTAGAGTGCTATCGTGAATATAATAGTTACCGACGCGGAAACCAGCATTAGACTGCTGAAATACGTTATTGGAAGCGGCAATATAAAAAATGCCGTTTGCAACGGTCAATGTCTGGTCGGGATAACCATTAGTTTGATCAGCAAATGTAACGGAGTTACCACCGACCCACAGACCTTCCCAACGCATTGATGAATTGCCGAGAGTATAAACATTATTTTGTGTTGGGATAATATCACCGGGAGCTCTGAGCTCCCCATTAGCCTGAAAAGTCCAGGCGTAAGAATTGTTACCTGTGCGAATAGTTACGCTGTTCTGTGACGAAATATTAGCAGTTGTAAGCGAAGCAAATGTAACATTATTGGTAGTATTCAGCTGCTGATTGTAAACAGAAGCACCGGAAATAACACCATTAGAGATAGTGATAGTAGTACCATCAACTTTTACCATACCGAGTTGTGTAGTGGTTGCGGTTGGTATAATACCAGATGACACTAAACTGTTGGCAAAGTTAGCCGCAGTAATGGTTTTTGTATTAGCTGCGCTCGATGGACTTGATAAGATAACTACCCTGTCATTCGCAGACAGGGTAGTTGTTACTGCTAACTCACTTACTTTTCTAGCGTCATTCGCCATAAGAAATACTCCTAGTTTTAGTAGTATTTATTAGACGCCAGGGAAGTAAGTATTATCTGTTGTAGCATCACCAGTTGTTGCTGGAGTACCAAAGGCAGCAGTCTGTGCACCTAGTGAACCCATAGCTACGAGCGTCTCGTGATGAATACGACCTGCGCGACCACCAGCTGTAGCAACAAGATTCGTAACAGTTGTATTTCCGGTAGCTGTTCCACCAGTTGCATTAGTGATTGCAATGTTAGAAGTTGGAATTGTTACAAGATTAAAACCTGCGCCAGCATTAGAGATATTGAATGTCAAACTTCCGCCTGTTGCATTTGTTGTAAAAGTAACAGTAGCGTTTGTTCCACCAGTCGCAGGCGTCTTAACCGTGATGATATCAGCATTATTATATCCGGTCGCAGTTCCGCCCGTAAACGTCATGGTCTTCAAAGGACCTGTACCTGCTCTGCGAAGATTCCAACCAGCATGTGCACCGTGTTCAACTGATCTATTGACGTTATTATTAGCCATTTCCGAACCAGAGACACCATAAACACCAACAGCCATATTCGTCATGAAAGCGCCTGGTGTAGCATTGTTGAACATCTGAGAGTCGACGTTCGCGCGTGATCCAGAAGTGTTAGCTAAGTGAGCATTGGCGCTACCGCCAAGTTTTACAGCTGTGTAGGTGCCGATAGGCGCACCTGTTGTTGACTCGACGTTCGCTAATGCTGTAACAGCTTTGTCGTTTCTACCCCATAGTGGCATTTTTTTACTCCTTGATGCAGGTTTTTTCTATTTATAAGTTTTTGTTATTAGAAGTGTTTGCTCATAGCTGATCTCATTGAATCGCGATTTGCATGCAGTTTGTTAGCGAAATCGTCTTTCTCTTGAGTTGTTTTCATGGAGTTATGAACAGCAACCATATGTCTGGCTAGATGTCTACTGACTTTGGTTTTTGAATCATCTTTATGTTCAAAATGGGGCTCTCTACCTTCAATAGAATGAGAGATCTTTTCAAGCTGCTGCATTGGATGCTTGTGAGTATCGTCAACTTCAGCTTCCTTACCAACTGGTAGAGGATTCTTTCTTGGGCGACCGCGACCTTCCTCAAGCTCAACTTCTTCCTTGTGCAGTTTGATCTGTGACTTGGGAAGTGTTACAGAATTGGATCTATTGTTGTAATCGACAGTATATTTCTTTTCAGACTTTTTGTGCAGACCATGATCTATCTCGCCTACGTTACCAATAACTCCGTGATAATCCTTGCCCGGAGCATGCACCTTTACTCTAGAGCCTATCTTGATAGCCTCCTCGAGATCAACTTCTTCCTCGGTCAGCTTGTCAACTGCCTTGTCTATTCCTCTAGCTCTATTGGAAGATTTTTTAGAAAAATATCTGCGATCATCTGAAGTATATCCTGGCTTGTTCAAGGCATCGCTATAGCCCTGACGATTTTTTACCAACGATTCCTTAGCTTTTTTTACGTACGAACCAAGAGTTGACTTCTCCAGCTCATCAAGCTCTTCAACTTCTTCCTTACGAAGCTTCTTCTCATCAGAGATTGTATAATCAGCTGTTGAGTTCTTTGTATTGAAACCACTCTGGTCCTGATTAGCTCCGCGAGTTGGAGCTGAGGTAGCAGTTGTAGGCGCAGATGATTTCTTTACGGCTTCATCGATTTCCGTTTGAAAAGAACTTGCAATATCCGCAATACGAGCTAGCTCTTCTTCAGAGAATTCGACGCTTTCGAAATGCTTGTCGACCATTTTGTCAACCGCTCTTTCAATTCCTTTCTGGCGGTTATTCCATTTTTTCATAGTTTTTTTCAGCGTAGGATGTGTAGTTACAATATCTGTATTTCTTTTATGACGACCGTTTTTATCGAACGCAGCAGTGTCCATACCGAGATGACCTCTATCGTCACTTGCTTTTTTGATATACCCAGCAAGAGTGATTGGCGAAAGCTCATCAAGTTGGTCAACTTCTTCCTTCACCACGCCACGACCAACTAACACATCCTTGTGTGTGATCTTGTCCTTTGGCGAAGCGAGAGCAGCAAGCTTCTTTTCTTTTTCAGTTTTAGGTTCAGTTCCGGACTTTGTTTCTTCCTTTACTGCCTTCTTCTTGCCCTTTGATGCGGCATCATCATCATTTTGCTTGTCATCTGTTTCTGGATCAGTTTCTGGATCAGTGTCAACGACAGTTTTCCCACCTGTCATCTTCTTTGGATCCTTTTCGTCTTCGTCTTTCTTTTCGACGATTTGACGAACTGCGTCGATAAGGCTCTTAGGAAGCCCAAAGTTTGGTACTGACATGGTTGGTTTTTCCTCTACGATTTTTGTTTTGATTTGACCGGTTTTACTCAAAGTGGATTTTTCTGATGTAGGTTTGGCGCCATCCATACGAGCAACGTTCTCGATTTTTTCGCGCTTCTCTGTATTGGTTTCTTCGCCCAGAGTGTCAACCTTCTTACCATCAACGTAAAGATTGTGTCTGATCTTTCTGTTTGGATTCAGCTTTGTGATAGTCTCGTGCTTCTTTCTGGCTTCTTCTTCCGAGGCATGATAGCTCTTCGCATCGTGCATTCCGCTCTCGCTTCCGTCTTTCTTGAGAGAAACAAGCATAGCTGATTTCTTTGCATCTGAAGCAGCAGATCTTTGTTTTCTAATATCGCTGGCAGCGTTCTTCCAACCCTTGATTGCTTCTTCAAGATTATGTTCAATCACTGCTCTGTGTTTTGGGCGTTCGACCTTGATGCCTCTTTTAGCAAGTTCTTTTCTTGCTTTCAATTCATTATCAATCTGATCAGCAAAACCTGGGTGACTGTATGTCAGTTTTTTATTATTCGGATTGGTGATACTGGCGTGGGCTCTTTGATGAATACCTCTGATGGTTTCGGTGTCAACATTAGGTCCGATATTAGCTTCAACAACTGTATCTTCGTGTAAACCTTTGTATTCAATAGACTTCACGCTATGAACTCCGAAGTTTTTTGCAGCGTAACGAGTGGCTTTATCTCTTGCTGTTCTTGTATCATGCGCCGGAACTGTCAGCTTGATTTTAGTTCCCTTGGGCTTGGCACCAATAGGTTCAACAGTATTATCATCAACCATTTTACCAAGTCTCGTATCATCCGCGTGTAGATGAACGTGAAACACATGTTTGGCTTCTGTAACTGTTTCTTTTTTAGACATTTTCGTCGTTTCCTTTTGGCGCTGTTTGGCTTCTCTATTACGTTTCTCAACTTCATCTTCGCGGTTATCCGCTCTGTCGGCAGAAGCTTCTTTTGCTGCGCGTTCGTGCGATTGAGCTCTACTGGCTCCGATGTTCAAACCGCTTTTATCGTTTGAAGATGACGTGTCTCTGAAAGAAGATCCACCAGAACCAACTGTTTTACCTTGGCTTACAATGCCTTCTAGGATGGACTTGATGTCTCTCATTTACCTGTGGCTTTCAACATCCAAGAATGTTTTGCGTGAACATCAATACGATCCTGTAGGAAGTTAGCAAGACCAGATTTATTCGCACTTTCAGCCAAACGATATGCCTTTGTTAGTTCCGCGATAACTTTCTGGTTATCTGATTCCAACTCTGCAAACATTGCTTTTGCGTTTGGAATATTGACTTGATCATCAATAACCGAAAGCTCGGAAAAACGACCGAGGCTACCAGGAGCGTAAGAGTCAAGTGCTCTAATATGTTCAGCAATAGCATCTACGGCATTCCAGACTTCATTATAAAGATTATTCAGAAAATCATGATACTGTGGAAAATTAGGTCCTTCAACATTCCAGTGAAAATTGTGAGTTTTCAAATAAAACGCGAAACTTGATCCAAGGACCACCTTCATTTGGAGAACGAGATTATCCATTACTTCTTCGCCTTTTTACCAGTTATCTTGGTTTTTACAGATTCGATCTCAGCAACTACAGCTTCTTCGATTTTTTTCTCGACTTCTACAACTACTTCTTCCGCTTTCTTTTCGATGGTATCTACAACTTGAGCCGCAGCAGCTGCAGTTTTTTCTTCAAAAGCTTGAAGATCTCTTTTTGCAAGATCCCAAACTGCACTATCTTTCGCGATAATAGCAGCTTCTTTCTTCAGAAACCATCTCGTTCCAAACCAAACAAGACCACCTACGATAATAACAATTCCAAGAAATTCCATTTTATCCTCCATTTCCGCCACCACCGGAGCTTCCGCTTTTTCCGGGTGGATGTTTTTCTATTTTACCTGATGCCATTCTAATCGCCACCATTGGCGTAGAAACTTCTTTACGTTTACCAGTTGTTCCGGCTGGAACGCTCAGTTCTTTTATGTAGTCTTTGTATGATTTCATACTAACAATTCCACTTTCTCAACGCTTTATTGATGCGGGAATCTGGATCGTGCGCAGTTTTGGCGCTAGTCAATCTTTTTTTCATACCACCCATGCGAGCACAAAATGATTTACGACGGCTGTGCGCTCTACTGCCTTTCTTGAGCTTAGAAGGCTCTTTGGTTACTGGAGCTTGAAGATGGCTTCCGGTCGTTCTGTTGTAATGATCTCTACCTTTCTGACTCAAACCGCCATTCGGGTTTTGATATTCGTTTTCGTCGATGTCTTTTTTCTTACCACAAGTGCAGTTACCACCACATTCATAAAGAATTTCCTCGATAACCTTCTTTACGATTCTTTTTGATGACTGACCAGGAGTATCTTTCTTATAAGTGTCAACCAATTCTTTAGACCCTTCAAATCTAGAAGATGGCTTCATTTTATTTTTTGAATGAGCCTCAGCAGCTTCTTTCATATCTTTGGGTTTTTTGCCAGCTTTTTTTATAGAGATAGCAATAGCTGCTTGCTGTGCTGGCGAAACTGCTTCTGGAACGCAATCAGGAACCATTCTGTTCCCTTTTTTCTTCATACCAACTTTCTTATATCCGTCCCAGCAAGCTTCGTCAACTTCTTCTTCTTTCATTGCAGCCATATTGTCAACAAGATTTGGATATGGGCGACCAGCTGCTTTTGCGCGTGATTTTGCGCTCTTGACTTGAGAGCTTGACATGCTTTTCCCTTTAGACGGGACTTCGTGATTCCAAGGTTTGTCTGACATTGATGGCTCCAGTTTTCATGTATTTATAAAAAACGATTGGCTATAGTTTTTGCACGCTAACGAGATTTCAATCTCTGAAACACTCTGCTCAACAAATCGTTGGTCTCTTCGGTTACAGTGGTTTTTTGTTTGATAGCTTTCGGTTTTCTAACTGGTTTCTTCATAGCTTTCATACGTTGTCTGCGCTCAACCTCAGCGCGAGCTTTTACTCCGATTGGGTCATTACGTTTAGCGTAACGTGATAGTGATATACCGGAAGTCTCGGGTCCAATCTGAATATCCATACCTTTACGAACATCATTGAACATCTCGCGCGCGTGCTCGGGATGGACGTGAGGCGGAATACCTTTCTTGAACTCACCGAATCTGTTTGTTATAGCGTGGGCGCGCATCTTTGAGGCTGACATACCAGCAACACCCTCAGCATCCGGATCGCGTTCGCCAGCTGAAACAACGTCAATCTTTTTGAAATTGAACTCTCCGTTCGGTCCGTTATATCTATCTAACAGCTTCTTATATTCATCGACGCGGTCGGAACCAGCAACCATTGTTGCGTGAGTCACGCCTTGTTTATAAAGCTTCTTCAGCTGTTCGATGAACGTGGGAGCATCGTCATCTGCCGCAGTGATATTAGCTCCTGGGAAAAATCTCTTGGCGTGTTTCAGTTTCTGCTCCGGAGTCAGAGGATTCTTCTCTGGATCCTGCGAGCTAGAGATAACGATAGAATGACCTGCTTTCTTAGCGGCTGCTAGTTCCCTGACTTTATCAACCAGAGCACCGTGACCAACTGTCGGAGGATTCATTCTACCAAAAGCGAACACATGTTCCTTATCGCCTTCTTCTGTCGGAGTGGCGTCCGGTTCGCCTTTACCTCTGTTGTTAGCGAAATTGAGTCTGCTGAACTCTGCTCTATCAACCAGTTTCGTAGGTTTACCGTCTCTAATTGAAACAAACCCTTCAGGCTTGACCTGTTTACCACCGACAGTGTTTTCAAACTCTGTAGGGTTGCCTAGAGCCTTTATCAGAATGTCTTTTGCTGCTTGTAGATGATGATGAAGATCGAAAGCTGACTTGTATTTTTCTTCGTTTGTTTTTAGGTCGTCTATTAGTTCGTTGTACGCGCCAGCTTTCTTTTCTTTGGCTGCTTCTGTCTTCAGTTTCTCTGTTTCTTTGTTTCGTTTGTCTTCAAGAAACTTCATGTAATCTTTTACGTTAGGTGTAGTTCCGTCTCTAACGGTTTGATTGATGTATGGTTTGATGAATGTGTCGTGTTTGCTTAGAGATTCTAGAACGTCAGTACCAGTATTTCTGTATGCTTCATCCGCAGCTTCTCTATGTTTAGCGTATTCGGCTTGCATAGCTTTAGTGTATTTTGACTTGCTTGTATCGTTGACTTCTGGATTGACTAGGTTTACGTCTGGGTCTTGTTTGAACTTTGAATGATCAACATCGAATCCTGCCTTCATATCGGCAAGATTCTTTCCTTTGTATTTCGTATGAACAACAAATCCTATCTGAGAAGCTGCTATCTTTCTACCTTGCGCACTGTCTTTGTCGGCTGAATATGTAATCGTGTTAGGAGCAAACTTGTACTTACCACCCTCGTCTTCAATGTCTGGTTTATCGTAAAGGAAGTCGCCTTGATACACACCACCTTCTTTCGGCATAACTTTTTGAAGATGCGCAAGAGCCACTTTCAACTTAGCAACAAGACCAGGAGCATGTCCATGGTTTCGCTCTATGTCTTCATCCGTGTAGTTGATTTTTGGATTTTTGTTGAATGCTGACTTCGAGGCTACAAAAAACTTACCATTCTCTGGGTTGATACCGAACACAATTGAAGGCGAACCATCGTACTTGGTTGTGATCTTCGACTTAGACTTACCACCTGTAAGAAGGCTGTGAAGATCATCTAGGTTGTCAGCAGCATGCGCAACACCCGCGTCGCCTCCATGAATGATATGATCCTCAGCATGTTCTAGATGTTTTAGTTTATCAACATCGAGGGATTCAACTAGAAATGTAGAGAATGTTAACATTATTTTCTAAATGCCTCCATAAGAGGAATATTAGAAACAGCTTTTAGTTTATTCATATCGATGTTTACGCTCGTTGCTGAAGAAGTCGGTGCTAGATTATACGGCGATTTAGTTACTTTACTAAACTCTAAAGTCATAACGAACTGATAATCTCCACCACCTTTGTATTGACATCTAACTCTTATTCTTGCGCTGGCTGATTTACCAAAATCTGGAATGGAAGATCCATTGGTTATTTTGCTATTAAGCTTCAAAGGATCTTGGTTATTCAAAGTGTAGAAACCGTGCGTACCCACGTTTATATAAGAGCAATATTTAGTGATATAATAATCACAAATTGCACTTGCTGGTATAGCTATATGAACTTCATTCTGCCCTCCGAACTGTTTTATGTCTTTTTCATAAGCAGCTCTTTTATCTTTTTCTCCAACGATAATTTTCTTACCCGATTTATCATTTTGCAAATAAGGTACTTTTCCTCTCCAGTTAGCGCCTGCGCTTCCAGATGTGTTCATGTTTTGCAAAAGTCTGTATTTTTTACCTAATTCGAAAAGAAGCTCTTTTTCCGGATCACCTTCATAATCTCCAAATCCCCATTTCCCATTTATGTATTTCATAACCAAACTACCGGCTGCTGTTGGTGAAATTTTCAACTCGCAGCCTTCTTTTTTTGATTCGGGATCTTTGCTTAGTTTGATTTCTAAATCCGGTCTATCGGAACTTGCTCCAGCTGCGCCTGCTCCTGCACTTATACCGTAATTTTTCAAAACTTTGAATGCATTTTCTTCGTATTGAAAGCCTTTCTGGGCAGCCATTCTTTATCGCCTTGCGTTGTTCAGTGTTTAAACTATTTATAAACAAAAAAGGGTTGGACCTTCCGATCCAACCCCTCTTTTTTCGCAGTAATGTCGAGCGGAACCCCACCGTGCTCTCGACTGTTCCTTCGGTATTACCCTCTGTGCCTCATTGCGTCTAGATTCGCATAGAACTGCCTTGATTTTATTTAGTCGAAATACGCGACTTTTTTATCGGTTTATGAAAATATTTTTCAAGCATGAATGCTGGAGTCCAACCGTCAAATCCATACCCACGATTGAAATTAGTCTTAGCGACCTGAGCGTCTTGAGCCGTCTTATATGTTCCAATAACTTGTTCGGTTTGAGTTTCTAGCAGATCCCAAACCTCACCACTCTTCATAATCTTGTAATTCATTATGCAAATCCTTCAAAATCTTTCTTACCAAACTTAGACTTCTTTTTATAGAAATCGCTATCTCGTTCGCCGAAGTCAGTTTTGTCCATTACCGGTCGATCATCAACCAACCCTTCCTGAGCATCCTGTTCAACATCGAACAATTTCATCTTAGACCGATCGATACCAATAACAAACCTACGATACGATGCAGGATCATTATATCGGTTCTTCAGCTGCTTGACCATAATCTGACCGAGACCTTCTAGTTCCTCAGACGTAATAAGAGCAAACATGAAGTCAGCTGTCGCTGGCAGACCAAACGACTCAGAAGTATCTTCAAGACCCACGTCGCTGTTACCGAAACCAGAACGAGTGGTCTGGGTTGCAGAAACGATCGGAACATTGAACTCAACTGCCAAGCCACGAAGCTCCTCAGCAATCGCCTTCACATACATGTAGGAGTTGACGTTGTTGCCGTACTTCATTCTAGACGAAGCGCAGATGTTCAGATAGTCGATGTAGATTATCTCTGGGCTAAAGTTCTTTTTCAACTTCAACTCATTGATCAGGTGACGGAAGTTAGCTGAACCAGCTGCAGCTGTAGGATACTCCTTGATGATCAACTTACCAGTCGTCTTGTTCTTTACGCGTTCAAGCTTCCGGTCATAGGTTTCCTTGTTCATCTCGCAGAGCTCATCCATGCTAACATTCATGAGATTAGCGTCAATACGCTCGGCGATGCGTTCCTCAGCCATTTCCATAGTGATATACAGAACATTCTTACCGTCAAGCAGATTACCAGCAGCGCAGTGACACATGAACAAAGACTTACCCACACCCGTGCCCGCGAGCGCGATGTTTAATGTCTTGTTCGGTAGACCACCCTTAGTGATACGGTTGAAGTAGTCTAGGTTGAACGGAACCTTAGATTCCTTGCGGTGATAAAACTCGTAGCGAGAGTCAGCATCATCAAGGAAGTTGTGACCGATGTTTGTATCAAAACTGATTCCCAACGCATCAGAAAGTATCTGAGGAATGCTACCCTTATCCTTCTTCTGATCCTTGTTATCTAGAATCTGAATTGATTGCATGATCGCGTTATAGACCGAACGTTCCTGAACGAACTTCTCGGTCTTATCAACAATCCACTCAAGCTCGGTTTTAGGGTCATAGTCTAGAACCTCTATGTTACTGACGATAGTCTTGACCTGATCATCGTTGATCCCATTCATACTAACGAGATCAATAGCGAGAGCTTCCTTGGTTGGAAAGCGATTATACTTCAGTACATAACCTTCAATGAGCTCGAAAAGAACCTTATCATCACGGTCTTGAAAATGCTCCTTCTTTAGGAATGGGATAACCTTTCTACCATAGTCTTCACGAAAAACTAGGTTACCGAATATGACTTGTTCAAAGCTGCTCAATCGTCACTCCCTTCTAGTTTTAGAATACCCAACACGTAATTCTCGGACATATCCTCTGCGTATCGCAGAGTATGATCGACCACTTCCTTGACACCCATCAGAACGTCATTCTCATAGAACTCCACGAGAAAACCTTTGTCCATTTTGTAAATCGTCGAGTGTCGGACATTTCCAGTCTCGCTGGAAATAGTGTTTTTGATACATTCATTCGTCATCACGAATCATCTCCCCTTGTCCGAGCGAATACTTTTCCTTGATCCATTCTGCGAACCTAGTTTCTTCGAGGATTGCCTTCCAGAAGTCGCTGTTATCAACGATGTCAGCAGCGCGATAGTTCTTACCCATGATCTCACCAGTTTCCTGATCAACACGAGCGTACCAGCCCTGCTTTGGCTTGATGATGAACTGACCCTCTAGAGCCAGGTCAAGCATACCAGACCACCTATTGATACCCGAATCAAAACTCACAGTGATGGGAATCTTAGACTTTTCCTTGAGATAGCGAGACTTCTCAATGTTGATAACAAAGTGATATCCGAGAAGCTCCTTGTCATCCTTGTCCTGCTGACGACCAATGATCCAGATGTTGTCAGCTGAATAGTAGATACCAGTTCCGCCGCTGACAACTGCCTTGGAATACATTTCCTGTGTCATGTAAACATGGTTCACAACAACCATTGGAATGTCCTTGAGAGTCAGGTGAGGAGTGACCATACGAAACAGAGACTTCAGCTGCTTCGCACGAGTCATGTCAGCAGCAGAGCTCTGCTTCATCGCATCCTCAACTTCCTTCTTAGAAGCCAGGTTACCGACCGAGTCAATGATGATCATGATCTTATCGTTACGCTTGATCTCACTCAGCTGTTGCATAACGTCAAACTTTAGTTCTTCGATATCAGTGATCGGCGTATGAACCACAGATTCTAGCGGCACGCCGAATGAGGTGAAGTATGATTCTGGCGTACCGAACTCTGAGTCGTAGAACAGAATAATACCATCCGGATTCGCTTTCAAAAACGCAGAAGCCAGCAACAAGCTAAATGCGGTCTTGAAGTGTTTTGATGGCGCGGCAAGCACCGTGAGCCCAGGCGTCAATCCACCGTCAATCCTACCGGAAAGAGCGACGTTGATCATAGGAACTCGAGTTGGGATCATATCCTTCTTGCCGAAAATCTTTGAATCGGTCAAAGTTGCAGTAAAATCAATGGTACTGTTTTTTATCAGGCGTTCTCGTAGTGACATATGTTTCTCCTTATTGAAGTTTCAGTATAAACCTAAAAGTAGGATTAGTCAAGTAGTTTGTCCATCTTTTTGATGAACGCATCGACGCTCTTAATACGATCCTTACCTGGCCACTGAATGATGTCTTTCTCTGGATTCTTCTTCAGATTCAAAAGCAAAGGCATGATCATATCTCGAAGCTGTTTGAGCTTCTCTTGATCAACAACTCTTTCTACCTTAGTGAAATCATCTTCGTTTGCAAACGTGAAGCCGAAATCGTGTTCTTGCATTTTTGTTTCCTTTCGTGTACGCGTATCTCTAATGATTGGTGTACCATCCATATTGCAATGGTTTGGTCCTACGTCATCCCATGACATCTTTGTTTCCTTATGTTTTTAACCGAAAAACGACTCCAGGCTGCTACGCTGTTCCGTGTCCCAATCGATGATCTCTAGGATCGACTTGATTGGATCAAGGAATGCTTTTTGGAATTGCATATTATAATCGACATACCGATGGAGATCTAGTTCCTTAGGTAGGTCTTCGGCGACTGAGATCACTGTGTCACCTAGAATGTTGGGCGTCTTGAGATAGGCGAACTTGATTTTATCACCGTCGCCAATCAGAGGATATTTACGAGTCAAACCCTTACGATTTAGCAGATCGTTATACAGCAGAGCTCCCTTCACGTGAATGGGAGTCCCTTTGATGTAGATCGTCGAACGATCCTTATACTTATTGAGACCCTTCATACCGCGCGGGAAAGCCACATCTTCGAAAGGCAGCTGCATGAACCTGTCTTTGAAGTCAGCGATATATTTTTGAACCATCGCCTCATCGCCGTTCATGATCAGCTTGATGGCTTCCTTGATGCTAGACCTGCATGCCTTCGGAGTTGAAGACCTAACAGCCTCGATGCCTTGAATCTTCAGCTGAGGCTCGTTGTATTGCACACCCTCAATATTCCAGGCATTGAGAATATACATCTTCTTACCGCGCCAGATGCCTTTGTCTGCGATAGTCTCTCGCTTCATAAACATCTTTTGCTGGTACGCATTCATATAATCCGCAAGCTCTTCGTAGGACTTGTTGATCACTTTCTGAATCTTTTGCTTGCAGAAAGCATCAATCGCCTTTACGATCTCAATAGTGTCGTCTGATTCAACCAGGCGTGATAGAGGCTCCATGTTGACATAAATCGAATCGGTATCCGAAGCGATGACGTAGTCAACCTTATCCGTCTTGAGAGTTCGGTTGAGATACTCGTTCATCTTCCGCTCGATCCAGCGGATTGACAGCTGACCAGACATAGTGATCGCCTCAGCCATATCAAAACTGAACCACCTGAAATATTCATTGCCCAGAGCGCCGTAGGCTGAGTTTAGCTGAATCTTTTTAGCAAGCTGCAGATTGTGATACCTAGAGATATCGTTACCGATCAGCCTACGTTCCTCAGTCTTTTCCTTCGGCGTATCCTCTAGCAGCTGCTTTGCTTCAAGCATCTTTTTCTTGTAATCTGCTCTGTCGTTTAGCATCTTTTCCATCAGCGCGGGCAGGAAACCCTGCTTGTCTTTCCGGAACTTGACACCGTTCGCCGCTACCGCGTGGGGACCTTCAATCACAGCGTAGCCTTCAACGAGCGAATTGAGGCTAGGAAAATGCTGCTCTTTACCAACCATGGTCTCTGGGCTAATATTATATTCTATTATCTGATTCGGATAGGAGGAAGTCAGGTCGAAGGAAACGACCCACTTGCTCATACCAATCTTCGGTTCCTTGACGTAACCACCGACCAGATTATCGTAGTTCGCTGTCTTTTTGAACTGATGAATGACGATGTTACGATCAAGAAGATAGTTGTGAATGATCACATCCCAGGGTCGAACGGTTGTCATCGTATCAGCGTAGTTGACCTTGGCATCATACGCGAAGGCAATCACCTGTTCAATGAACTTGAGCTTCTCCTCAAGCATATCGATCAGCGTAACGTCGTGAACGTTATAGTCATAGAACTTTTGGGGATTTTGAACGTACAGCTCATTCAACGAACCATACTCGGAATAGTCGAGCTTCTTAGACCCAAGCTCCTTCTCGGCAATGTTATCCAGCCTATAGCTCTCCTGCATCTCAAACTTGAACTTTCTATAGAGATTCAGGTAGTCAAGCACATTGACACCAGCAGGAGTGTATGTTTGATTCTCTCGCCCGCGAACCTCAATCTTACGTTCCTCAAGGATACCCCAAGGCGAAAGTTTCTTGGCTTCGCCCATACCCAAGACAACGTTGATTCGGTTAACCAGATAGGGAATGTCAAAGAACTCGATATTCCAGCCGGTCACGATATCCGGAAGGTAGCGACCAGACTGCCAGATCTTCAGAAAGTTGCTAAGAAGGTGCCACTCATCCTTACACTTGATGTAGTGAACGCCATCGGCTGGTGTGTAATCCTTCATGCCAAACAGCACCTTCTCACCCTTACGACTGAGGGTGATAGCGGTTACTTCCTTGTCTGCCTTTTCAATGTCGGGGAATCCGTCTGACGAATCAGTCTCGATATCGATACCGATGATGTTGATCTGCGATGTGTCATACTTCATATCACCATGAAACTTATCATGAATGAAGAGGTACTGGAAGTTGGTCAAACCGTAGATGTCGTAGTTGGAGACTTCTTCATACCTCTTGATAAAATCTCTCGCGTCGGAAATTGATTCAAAATCCATCCTGTTGACAGGCTTGCCGGCGAGGGTCTTGTATTTTGTGTTGGTCTTTCCGTCCGAGGGAATGAACATGTATGGCTTGTAGTTGATTACGTCGGCGATCCGACGACCATCCTTGTAGCCACGGAGATAGACTTTATCCCCTCGCGAAAAAACATTGGTGTAGAAAAACATGCGCCACCTCTTTCATTCATCATATCAGTATAACCCGGATGGCGCAAAAAGTCAAACGAATATATGCAGTGCCTCACTATAATGAGCCTGACGATCCGCAAGACCAATTGTTCCACCATTGATTCTCTTCGTGGCTGCTACCACGTCTCCTCTATCTGCTATCTCATTCAAACCGTTCTTAGACCAGAACCAAGCAGCCGACATAGCAGCACCTTCTGGTGTTGAAAGGTATTCGACAGCTTCTTCAACACTCATACCCATATCGTTGGCAAAACGAGCGTAGTTGTCGTGTCCGGTTAGCTGAATCAGACCACGACCGCGATAACGATACCCGTCGCCACTTGACTCCGGACCGTTACCCATTCTGTTGGCGTAAACTCTGTTAGCGATCTTTTCGGGATTTCTAGCATACGCGTTCGGATCAACGTCCCTAAAATAGCGAGGGAACACCACCGGAAGACGCTCCGCTCTGTAGTTTAGATTCTCTTCGATGTGCGTAAGACCGCCAGACTCGTGACCCACCTGAGCCATAAACATGGCAATTCTGTCAGGAGTGTTGATCTGGAAATGTTGCAACGCATTGTTGAGCGGTTCGACGTAATGGTCGATAACGTTCGCTGGCGTATGATCAAAAAACTTGGCTAGTTGCGCTCTTGAAACAAGCATGATTATCTCCTAACAAATAAGGGGAGCCGAAGCTCCCCATACTTATATCGGCGAACAGAAGTCAAATGCCTCTAACTCGTTTCATCCCACAAGCTATAGCGTTAACATCAGTGCGATTTAGACCGATATCTCTTAAATCGCGATCTGACAACCTACTAAGATCGGACATTTCTCTCCGAAAATTCATCATACTACAAAACCAGTTATAGACATCTAACATTTTTTCTTACTCCGTCAGCAGGGTTTTACCGGTCGAATCGTTAGCGTCAACGATTTCGATCTTCTTTGGCTTCTTATCTTCTGGAATGATATTCTCAAGCCAAACTTTGAGCATACCATTGATTAGGTGAGCGTTGTTGATTACAACGTTGTCCGCAAGAGTGAATTGGCGCGTGAATGCGCGGCTAGCAATTCCCATATGCAGATAGTTTGTTTTCGGCTCTGAATCAACCTGAGAATTACCCTTGATCAGAAGCTTGTTGTTCTCGAGTGTAATCTCGATATCCTGCTTGGCGAAACCAGCAACAGCCATTTCGATGACGTACTTGTTTTCGTCAGTCTTTTTCAGGTTGAATGGGGGATAGGTTGCGGCAGCGTTATTAGCGAGCCACTCAGCGTTTGCTCGAAGATTCTTGGCGATTGTATCAGCGCCAACGAAAAAACGATCGAAATTGCTTGTATCCAAATTATATGTTTTCCAATGAGTCATAGTCGTTCTCCTTATAAAGCGAGATTGAGGTTAATGCGTCCCAAAAGGCAACGCACGGTTATTTATAGGCTACTCTAGGCGAAAAGTCGAGTCTAATGAAACTTTTTTTTCATCCGTTCCTTGGAAGTGACGTAGATAGTCATTGTATCGCTATTGAGAAGATAAAGAGGAGAGAGGTTGTTGTCTTTGAACACTTTACCAGTCTCCAGAGCATAAATAAAGGAGTTGTTCTTATCTTCCTCTATCATAATTTCTGCTGCTTCGCGAATAAACTTCTCAGGGACAACTTGCATTGTCATAAACGATAATGTCATATCTCTTTACCTTAACGGATGGTGATTGAAATGTTTGGTTTCGGATTAGGCAAAATTGGTTTGTATCTTGTAATAGCTCTAGTTATTTCAGGCGCTCTAGGTGGAATTTATATAAGTTGGAAACGTGGTATTGAGCACCAAGCTTTCCTAGAGCTTAACCAGAGGCAGTTAGAACAAACCATAAGAGAACAAGAACAGTTTACGAGACAACAGCAAGCCATTGCTGAACGTCAACGAGCTCTTGTTCAAGATATGGCACAAAGAAACCAGACTCTCCAGAGAAGAGTCGACCAAACAAATCGTATTATAAACTCCAATGCTAACGATAGACCAGCATCGGATGTTTTGAAACAGACAATCGACCAGTTAAGAAGTGAGAGTAGACCACAATGAGAATGTTTTTGATTCTAAGTCTGTTGCTACTGACAGCATGCGGGAACGAAACTATGACGATTCGTTCCACCAGAAACGTAGTTGTAACTCCGGATGAAGGAGTCTACAACTGCCAAGTTGTAGATACGTTTCCTGATTCCGCAACCCTTACCGACTCGCAGGTTGCGCGACTCATTGTCACGTTATACCAGAACAACGTGCAGTGTAGGAATAGTCTTGACGCTATCAGAACGTTTCTAGAGAACGCAAGACAGACTGTCTCGGCTGAACCTACATCCACCTCCGATTGAGGACTTGTTTCTCTAGACGTTCAAAGAGGATTTGAGTGTGTTGTTTATCGCCCTCTTCGACTGTCTTCTCGAGATCCAGAATCGTCGATAGAATACGACTCTTATAATCGCTTAGCCTCGTAAGCTCGGCAGCTGACGCATTAGGAATGCGCATCAGCCCCGAGTCTCCGAGTCTTCCTCGATAACCGGGCGACCAACCATGTTGATGCTGGTGTTCGAGATCTTACGAGCGAAATCAACTGCCTCATTGAACATAGCGAATCGCTTCGTACGCTCGACAAGCAAACCGAAATTCTTCGAACCGCGATCGTTGTTGACCTCAGCATACGTGCACTTATAACCAACCATCTTATTTCTCCTCTCTCATCATATATAGGTTATTATAGCCTATTTTTATAAAAAAGTCAAGGAGTTTTTTCAACCTCGACGTGATAAAGAGCCGATTTTGGTCATATCCTCGTTCTTACTGAGCAGCTGCAGCCCACCCTTGTTATAGAGCGGAACAGCCCGACTAGCCTTCTCAAGGATGGCTGCCTTCGTAGCAGCGGACTCTTTGTGGAGGTTAGCCATAATCCCACCGACCCTACCACCGTCAACGACCGTATTGCTCAGCTTGACCTCATCAACCTTATAAGACGGTAGCGGAGCTCTATACTGCTTCGCCTTGGTAAGCTGGTCAGGGTGAACGTTATTACGCCGAAGCCACGCTTCGTGTTCAGCCTTAGCGCGCAGCTGCTTGGCATTGAGCTTTCGCTTACCGCTGCCATGGTTGTTGACGTGGGGTCCTAGAAGCTGCATTGTATATTCCTCAGGTTGAATAGCCGCGCTGGGTGCAGGTGGGTTGAACCAAACGAGTGCCGCGAGGCAGCTGTGACAGACGTTCTAGGACGACTGCCCGACAGTGATCCTCGGAACGAAGGTTGGGCACCTCTACGTTGGTTCGAGCACCGGAACCTGCGATCAAAACGAACGTAAGAACGTAAACGAGCATGGTTTTCCCTTTCAATAAAAAGAACCAGCGTGTAGATCGTTAACCTCTTCTTCTTCCTCCTCAACGATCGTCTTGAGGCGAATCGAAGCCATGAGCTCCTGAGCCTGTTCGTCCGGGCAGTACCGAATCAGAGCGCTCTCGAGCCAACCAACGTACATCGCGTATTGACGCAGACGTTCGTGGATTTCTGGCTCTGATTCAATACCCTCAAACACAGCGTCCAAGAGCGTCATAACAGCGATATAGTTTTCTTCTTTCATCACATTCTCCTTTCGAAAGTGTTAACCTTGGTACTCAACCGTCGCCTTGATATAAGCCTCGCGGTCGTAGGACAGACCCTCACGGAAGCAGTAGTAGCCGTAGTCGCCACCAACGTCCGCAGCTTTCACATGCTGACGTATGGCATCGCCGACCGAGATTTCCTGCGCCGTAGCAAGCTCGAACATCCGATCGATCCAGGAGTTCCAGGCGCGGTCATGACCCTCGCGCTCGCGCTCGAGCTCGCGGTCAAGCTCGATGCACATGGCTTCCCATAGACCCTGCTTGTCGTCTGGGCTCAAACCCTTCCAGACCCGCATGAAGGTAGCGCCAGGGCGAGTGCCATAGGCATCCTTGTGGAGGTCAGAAACGGTCGCATCATCGTAGGTGTAAACCATATTCATATTCCCTTTCCTATAAGATCATAATAGCGTGTTTTTGAAAATAAGTCAAGGAGTATTTTATTAAAATTTGTTAATTTCCGCCAGAGCAGCCTTACCAGCTTTGCCTAGAGCGTTGTTTGCGGTCAAAATCTCCACCCCCAGGTCGTAGCTGATATTGCCTTCGCGGATAGCCACGACGACCTGACGCTGGATCGCGAGTTTGCGCTCCGCCGCGTTTACGTTGGACCTCAACCGAGTACCCGTAGAGTTTGGGCGAGGACGTAGCGCATGCTGCAGAGACATCGGGAGCTTCGCGAGATCAGCCAAGGTTTCAATTTTCGTGATCATATCGGTGTCCCTTTCCTATAAGATCATAATACCGCGATTCCGTAAAAAAGTCAAGCACTTTTTTTCAAAAAAAGATTAAAAAAGATTAATCTTTGGGGTCTTGCCAGGGCGGCACTCGCTTAGGTCCGGCAGCCTGGTCGCCATTAGCCTCAATTCTCTTCATAACTTCCTCGTATGCTATCATATAACCCTCGCTCCACGTCATATGAAGACTCAGATCAGTATCATAGTTATATGGATTATCTGCGAAATGACGACCACGCTTATAGTCGTCATAGCCACTCCAATATGCGTCAATCATCCTGACACACTCCCGGAATAGATAACATCTTGACGAGATAGATCCTCAGCGTGATGTTATCAATAGAACGAGCACTCCCTATTGAGATGATACGAAGACGAACACCTTCTTCTGCAGCTTCTGCGTGAAGCTCTTTGCAGAATCTTTGTTCATCAACATAGTGTAGGTCTACTTCAGCGCGACCTTTGTCCGCTAAAGATTCCCAGATGTCGTCAGTGTGAAAATATTTCATATCGTTCATCCTTTCAGCTAAACTTCCGGAGGCTCACGTCCAGACCTCCGTAGTATGACTTGATCCACAGGCTAACACCTTCCTCTGCAGCCTCTGCATGCAGGCGATCTTGAATCCTTTGCATTTCCGACTCAACAGAAATCATGAACCCAGGCGGTATTTCATTGTAGATACGAGCCAGAGGGATCTTAACAACGCCGAAGGTTGCCAGGTCTATCCAGATGTCGTTGGTGCTCATAGCCATATCGATATTCCTTTCAACTAAACTTTCGGAGGTAGATGTCGAGCCGACCATCGGGTAGAGTGGTGTTGATCCGCAGGCTCACACCCTCGAGAGCAGCCTCGGAATTCAGCTGATTCCGGACCCAGCGACGAGCGCAGTCACCCAACACTCCCCAGTCGATGGCGATGGCATCGATCAGATCGCCAGAGATCCTGGCGTGACCGAAAACAGCCAGGGCAGTCCAGACGTTATCAGTGTTCATATCGTTCTTCCTTTCGTTCATCATATAAGCATCATAGCCTATTATTGAAAATAAGTCAAGCACTTTTTTCAAAAAAATCAGGCGGCGACTTTGAACCCTTCGAGCGCGGTGTACGTCACGAAACCATCATTCCGCAGAATCAACAGCGGAGGGTTGGACTTCAGCTTCTCTACCCAATCCTCGAGCGTGTAGTGCTTGCAGAGGATCTTGATATATTCGCTTCTCTTAACCGAGCCACGATACTTGAAGCGAGCGATGAAGTTACCCTTATAAGAGAGGTAGCCAGCGTGATACGTGAAACCGCTACGTTCAAACTTCGTCATCGTTTTTCCCTCGTTCATCATATTTTCATCTTACCCTAGCTCGGTAAAAAAGTCAAGGAAAAAGATAACCAACAAAAACAAAGGGTTAGCAGAACGAATCCACTAACCCTTTGATATCACAAGAGAATGTTTTTTGAAATATTTTCAGCCTGAAATCTCAGGCTCTATGCCTCTCTGGAGCGTTCGAACCGTGTGTTTTTCGGCTCCGAAAAACGCTAGAATGGTCTGCAGAGTGTCCTCTGGGTTGCAATCGCCGCACATGAACACGTCCAGAGCAGCGTAACCTTTCTCTGGCCAGGTATGCACCGATATATGGCTTTCGGATAAGATCACCACACCTGTGTAGCCAAACCCAGAACCAAAATGGTGCCATCGTTCCGAAAGAACCGTGGCACCAGCATCCCTAGCTGACTGAACAAGAGCAGCTGCTGCCTCATCCATGTTCCAATATGGAAGAGATCCGGGGTTTCCCCAGACCTCAAGAATCATGTGCCGCCCGAGCGGTGGTACAATGTGCATCCCATGAAAATCCTATAAGTTGTTAACGGTGTATTATTTATCTAATAAATACCACCGAAACGGAGATGCGAATGACAAAATACAAATCGATATGGATATCCGATGTTCATCTAGGAACGAAATCTTGTAAGGCGGATCTTCTCTGCACGTTTCTAAAAAACAACCACTGCGAAAATCTCTTTATCGTCGGCGATTTCATCGATGGATGGAAGCTTCAAAGAGGCTGGAATTGGCCACAGGAACATAGCAACGTCGTAAGAAGGATTCTTACAAACGCGAAACGTGGCACGAAAGTTTCCTACGCCATCGGGAATCACGACGAGTTTTTGAGATCTTGGTTGAACGAAAACCTCAGATTCGGGAACATCGTCATCGACAACCATTTCGATTACGTTGATCTAAAAGGCAGGAAATGGTTGGTGACGCATGGCGACCAGTTTGATCAGGTCGTAAGAAACTGGAAGATCGTCAGCTTTGCCGGAGACGTGGCTTACAATATGCTGCTCAGCTGCAACGGCATAGTCAATGTTTTCCGGAGAAAGTTCGGTCTCGGATATTGGAGCCTCAGCAAACACATAAAATCTAAGACCAAACAAGCGATCGATTTCATTTACAAGTTTGAAGAGAATCTAGCTGAGCATGCTAAGAGACAAAATTGCCACGGGGTGATATGCGGTCACATACACACTCCGGTGATAAAAACCATCGACGGAATAACCTATATCAATGACGGCGATTGGGTCGAAACCTGTTCGGCAGTCGTTGAGACGATGGACGGCGAATTCCAGCTTTTGATTCTGGGAGCCGATGGTAAGATGAAAATTGAGTCGACTTATTGATGGCGGAAGAAGTAGGATTCGAACCCACGGACCCGATTAAGGATCGCTCAGTTAGCAACCGAGTGCTTTAGACCTCTCAGCCATTCTTCCTAAAATTGGCGCTTCGTAGGGGAATCGAACCCCTGCTATCCGCTGGACAGGCGAACGTCCTACCATTAAACGAACGAAGCAAACTTGGAGGCGCATGAGGGACATCGAACCCTCCTCCCCTGATTGAAAATCAAGTGTTCTAACCTCTAAACTAATGCGCCGAAATGGATGCGAGAGGCTGGATTTGAACCAACGACCTTCAGCTTATGAGGCTGACGAGCTACCAGACTGCTCTACTCCGCATTAAAAAATGGTGGACCTCCGGAGAATCGAACTCCGAACTTCGCCGTGCAAAGGCGACGTGTTACCACTAGCACTAGAAGCCCATGGGGTGATAGACGGATCTTGAAACCGCAACATCTGGCTCCACAAACCAGCGCTCTGCCTTTGAGCTACTACCACCATAATGTCTTATTTATTTCAATCAATACCGAGTTGTTGCCTGACTTGATCAATAGGTATGTAGATATTCCTGTCAAAAACACTATCGGGGTATTGAGCTTCTCGTTTGGTAATCCAATTATTCAATATTGGCAACGAATTTTTAAATTTTTCCCACCCAGTACCTTTTGGTCGACGAATTAACTCTGGAAAATAACGTTGATAGATTATTGATTTTTCGAGGCTTTGCATCCATTTTGGTAATGGGGACTTATAATATCCCGGATCATCCAATATCAACTTGACTAGAGGTTCTTGCAAATAAGAAGCCAAAAGTTCTGGTGTTTGAAGAAAAAACCATGGAAAATGTTCTTGTTGCGGATTTCTTCTAAGATAATCAATTATTGTGTAGCGATATGGAATAACCTCAACATCGATTTTATCATTATGATTTATGAATAGTGGTTCGCCCATTCCGAATACTGCAGAGCCACCCATCTGATGAATTGCCTGCATCATGTACATATATGTGTATATCGAATAAGTTTTAACTCCACCAAAATAACCATCTCTGATGTAGGCATCAATTCTACGAACAAAAAAATCTGTAATGTCAATTGGAAGAAAATTAAGTTCGATATTATGTTTGTAACACCAATCAATAACAAAAGCTATTTCGTGATCATTAGTGTATTGCATGTGTCTAAGAGTTAGAGCTTTAAATGGCACGCCTGCTTCCAATAGCGCAATGGCTGCTACTTCACTATCAACACCACCACTCATACAAAGGTAGAGTGGCTTATTTGTTGAAGAACCAATAACTTTTGCTGCATTTATGACTTCGTCGCGCCATGGCATAACAGCACGAGTTACAGGATTGAATTTTGATATAAATTCACCTGATTCACTAATATTCATTTCAAAATTACGATTGTTCAAACCACATCACTCCCATGTAAAAAAAATGGTGCGCATGGAGGGACTTGAACCCCCAGAACCTGGTTTCTAAGACCAGTACGTATGCCAATTCCGTCACACGCGCGTAAGAAGTCGGATTGCAGCGGAGGTGGTTCCTAGTCTCGAGCCATTGCCACTACGTCACTTTAATCGCCCAAACTCTAGCGAACTGCAATCCTAGCATGACGTTTTGGTTATTCGTCACACGTTCTTGGTGTTGCGTAAGAGATTCGAACTCCTAACCCTCAGCTTCGTAGGCTGATGCTCTATCCAGTTGAGCTAACACAACATAAAACTTGGTTGCCCTTCATGGATTCGAACCACAACAAACGGAGTCAGAGTCCGCTGTACTACCGTTATACGAAAGGGCAAAAATATATTTAGTTAAGAAGTAGGTTTCTTGCTAACGTAGTCAATGAATTCGGCGGTGCCAAAGTTATTCATGTCTCCGTTGACCGAATACCTCAGGTTTATTTTGTTTCTAATAGCGAACAAGATAATCCAATTCAACACTACCGAATCAATCTTTCCGTCGGTTTCAACAACTTCAAAGTAGCGAACGTCAGCTTGATTTTGATCAATGATGATCGTGTTGACGAGAGAAGGTTTCATCCATTCCGGTATTTCCAGATTCTCCAGCCACTCACATCGAAAATCTCTACAAACGTCCGGTCGCTCTTCGTATATCGTGCAACCACCGCATTTATTGAGTGATGACAAAAAGTGACAAGGAGTGCTCTTACTAACCTTCCGACCTTTGACGGTCAAGATCAAAGAACCTTCGCAGCATTTTGTGCACTCTCCGCATTCTCTCATTGTTTATCTTCTTATTTTAAGAATGCCCGAGCTGGATTCGAACCAACGTATACTGAACCAAAATCAGCAGTCCTACCATTAGACGATCAGGCATTAAGATGGTGCCATTCCTTGGTTCCGCCCCAAGTCCTCGTGCTCTTCAGGCACACGCTTCTACTAAGTTAGCTTGAATGGCAAATGGTACCTGAGGACGGGATTGAACCGCCGACCGTCTCCGTGTAAAGGAGCTGCGCTACCGCTGCGCCACTCAGGCTTAATCTTCTTCATCCTCAAACGGAACGAAATCAACATAATCAGTCAGAAAATGATATGCCGATTGTTGCGCAGCCTCTGACGTGTAAAACATACAATCATCGGAGTAGGAACATTCACTACCTTCGAATTCCCGAAACTGGACAAGCCACGAGTTTCCGTTATCGATAATCTTCGCAGTTCTCACGATAAATCCCTCATTCTTATAAATTGATTATAGCTCATTCTTATAAAAAAGTCAAGAACTTTTTTTATCTAGGAGTGATTTTATTACCAGGCTTCCCGAGCATCAATTTAGTATGCCACTCTCCACCGATCTTACGCTGGTAGAAGTGATCTTTGTATTCCGGATGTCGAGCAATCTCTGGATCGTCAGAAGGAGGCTTACGAACCTCATCTTCTCTATCTAGATGATGGTGCACTTCATGATAAGGTACAACATGCTTCTTTAACTGTTCTGCTCCCAAATGCTTCTTAATAAAAGAGAGGCTCTTAGAAGACTTCTCTCCGTATGCGCGCCCAGTCCTAAGATCGTCAGACATAATATCAGAAGCGCCACGCTTTCCATGCTCAGTGCCATCGGTAGCAATCGCAACAGCTTTACGACCACCCTTGTCTTTATACATGGCTGCGGCAACAACTTTGCCTTGGTGCTTCTTAAGCTTCCACATAGGGATGTTCTTGATCATATCATCATTATCTTTGAAACCAGAGCCATGAATACCACCGACGGAGGCATATGATTTATCTAGCAAAGACTTGACCTCATCAGCGTACTGGTGTTTCTTAGGGTCGTCATGAAGTAGATTTACGAACTTCTCGTTTAGGATATATTGTCTGAATGAAAGCATAACCAACCTCTTTTTTGATTATTTATTATTATTCAGATTTAGATGGTCTCGGTGGCAAGATTCGAACTTGCGACCCTCTGGTCCCAAACCAGATGCGCTACCAGACTGCGCTACACCGAGTTACTTTTCTTTAGTCTTTTCCTCGAATTCCTTAATCCGAGAACTGAAATATTGAAGAACTATTCCATGCGCTAGAGTGCCCATCTTCAGCTGCATCGTTTGAGAATCCAGGTGATTGCTAACCTCGTCCTCAAACGCAGCCTTCTTTAGCACGTCGATAGAATAGCTCATTCTTATCTCCTAAAAAGGATGGAGGAAGAGGTGGGATTCGAACCCACGGTAGAACTCCCGCCCTACGTCAGTTTTCAAGACTGATGACTTAATCCATCTCGCCCACTCTTCCAATTTTGTCGGTTGATTCTGTTTCGAGGCTCAACCGTAAGCCCAAGAGATTACGCCGCTAGGCGAGTCTCAACTGCAAAGTTATCGTTTGCGTTTGTAGTTTCGAACTGATTGAGGGTCGTATCTTACCCATTGCCTACTTCAACCCTTACCGTCGCCAGTCGATCCTATTTCGTCCCCGTCAAAAACACACTGTTACACTCACTTCTTGGAGTAAGAACCGATGCTATAAAAACAAGGGTCCCCAATGTGCTTTTGGTGGAGACGCACGGTACTGCCCCGTGGTCCTGACAAACCTATTTGATTGCTATCAACAGCAACTCTTTATTTATACCTTAGTTTGAAGGAAAAGTCAAGGATTATTTCAGACGAGGCTGAATATATCAACATGCTTGTCTTCATCTAAGATAGAATAAACATTTACTCCGGTGTAGTACCAGAAAGTCAGCTTCATAGCAAACAAAATCTTCTTATGATTTTCGATCGCTCGGTTAGAAATCTTAGCAGCTTGATCGCTTATGTTGATCAAGAACTCATAGCATTCTTCTTCAGCCATCAAATTTTCTTCAAGCTCTTTTATCTGTTTGTAGAGAAGCTTGCAGAAGTTTTTACATTGACGGTTGTCAAACTTCAATTCACTGAATCTTACGTACGGTTCGGACATTCGATTTCTCCTCTCATACGTATTTATTGATTGGTGGGGAAGGATGGATTCGAACCAACTCCGTTTCTTAAGTGCCGGATTTACAGTCCGGTGCCCGTCCGCCGTCCGAGCAGCTTCCCCGAAGTATGGAGGCGCTAGTTGGTAACGATCCAACACAAGTCGACTTATGAGATCGACCGGAACACCTGTTCTAGCGCCATAGTGGTAACAGAGGGTTGAATCGAACAACCGTGGTCTAGGTTATGAGCCTAGATGGGATACCAATCCTCTCTGCTATAATGGAGCGGGATAGGGGAATCGAACCCCTGTCCTCAGCTTGGAAGGCTGTGATAATACCATTATACTAATCCCGCATTCTTGATTTTTTGATCAAGAAAATTGATTTTTTCCGAATAAGTCCCGGAACCATTCTGGTCTGATAAGTTGGCTAGTTCCATCAACATCAGATCTTTGTGCATCCGTTCATCATAACTCGGTTCGTTATTTATAATCTTGTTATACCTATCGCGAAGAGTACAAAACTCGTAAGCCAGCTTTTCGGAATATTCGCCGATCATACCTCTTACAACTTCACGACTTATTTGACTCGAATTGTTGTAGTTGAAAAACTCTGTACCATATACAGAATGAAACAACCCTGCTCTACAGACATCCTCCGATCCTTTCAACACCTCTAATCTTAGCATAGTGTTGAAAAGATGTTCGAAGAATGTACGCTTAGAATGAGGTATTTTATCCGTAAGCTTCTTGATAAACTCAACCGACTCACTGTTGAAATTTGGATCAAGAGTCTTGAACACTAATACCGTTCTCAGAACAGGACACATCCTAGAAAGAGGTCTTGCCGCATGCAACTTGTTTGAATCAAAAACCAACAGC